CAATACTCGTGATCTTGCTGATGCTTGTGGCAGTTACCCCGGCGGTGGCTGATACCTGGTATGTGACGGTGACGGGAACGGTTACATCCGTGAAACAGATATCAGACGATTCATCCGTATTGATCTTCACGCTTGCCAATCCGGGCAGTTGCGAAATCACCACCGTGTACGCGCATGGCTGGCTGGCGGCGCGGTGGAATACCCGCATACGCAAGGGCATGATATTGACCGTGACAGGCACGGAGCGCCCGGATCAATACAGGGTCATTGACGCGGTGAGTATCAGAAGATGATAGGCATCGACATCAGCAAGTGGCAAGGCACGATGCGCTGGGATGTAGCCGTGAGCAAAGGCGTGGAGTTTGCGTATATCAAGGCATCGCAGGGCGTGAGCGTTGACCCGGAATGGAGCGTGAACTCATACAATTGTAATCTCAAGTATAAGGGTGCGTATCACTTTCTTGATTATTCCTCATTCCACTACACGATAGGGCAGGAGGAATTATGGGGCAAAGCGCAGGCCGATTTCTTCCTGGAGACGGTAGGCGCGTGGGGCAACCTGACCGGGATGCTCGACATTGAGAATAATACCGCGTGGGAACGGCTCGACCAAAATTATCCCAGAGCTGTCAAGATTGCGCTGGCTTTCAAACGGGAATATGAAGCTAAGACCGGGCACAAATTAGGCGTATATATGAACCTATCCACCACACGCGCAGGGATATGGGGCGCATTCACAGACGGTCCGCTGTGGATGGCGCAGTACAACAAAACTATGAGTACGCCGGGGTGCTGGTCAAAGTGGCATATCTGGCAATACACTGACAAGGGTGACGGCGCGAGTTATGGTGCGGAATCTACCTACATCGACCTGAATGTATCCAATGATGAAACATTCAACGAACTCGTGACGGATGGCGGCACGCCGACGCCAGTAATCCCACCGGAAGTAAAGACGAAAACGGTAGAGCTAAAGACCGTGCAGGTCCCGGTACTCCGCATGAGAGCCGGGCCGGGCGTGGGCTATCCGATCGTTGGCTCGCTCAAAGGCGGCGCGGTGGTAGAGATTCTCGACACGGCGCAGGTGGGCGCGGACGTTTGGATGCGTGTCGGTCAAGGTCAATGGAGCGCGGCACTATATAAGGGGCAGGAGTACTTAAGATAATGGGTTATCCACAGCATCACCGTTATCATATTTACAACTATACCTGCGTGGCTTGTGGGTGTAATTATTCACACACTCGGATAGATGGAGATTCGAAATTATGTCCACACTGTTTACACCTAAAAAACAAGAGAGAATACTATCAAACACATAAAGAACAATGGGCGGCATATTCAAAAAGTCATCCAGAAGAACGAAAATTGATTGTATACACATGGCGGTTAAATAATTCAGCCCGTGCCCGTGAGTTAAGCAGGTCAAAAGAATCTACAAGGAGAACAAAAATAGCCGGTAATGGCGGAAGTTTTACCCCCGATGAATGGTCAGAGCTATGTAAAAAATATAAAAATCGCTGTGTTTGTTGTGGAGAATATAAGCCGCTTCAAGCAGACCATATTATTCCTGTCAGTAAAGGTGGTAGAAGTAGCATTGACAATATTCAACCGTTATGCAGAACATGTAACCTGAAGAAAGGTATAAAAGACATTGATTATAGAAAATCATTTGAGGTGCTTCAATGAACTGGGCATTATTGCAGGAACAACTCGCGGGCAAGCCCGTATACAAGCGGGCAAAGCACGCTATCCACTTCCAGAATAGCGACGGCTCGATAACCGCGAATTTCAGCGGCAAACCCTGCCACTATTTTGACGGCGGCATCTGGAAAGCCATTGATACCACGCCCTTATTGGGCGGTGATGGTAAATGGGGATGCCCTCATTCGCGTGTGCGCATTGCCACGGATGGCACAGTCAGCATTACAGGCACGGATTATGCGCAGCAGGCGCGTCTCATTAGCCCGAAAAATATCAAGCTGGATGGCGACCACCTGGTGAGGACGTTCAGCGGGGGTGAGCAGAGGCTCTACATCACAGAGGACGGGTACAGGAGCGAGATAACGCTCAACTCAAAGCCGAACCTGCTTCAGGCGTTGTACCTGCTGGCATCAGTGAGTGGTAGTTTGCCGGGTGAGTACGTGCGGCACCCAACAGTGATGACAGACGCAGATGGCAAAGAATACACCTACGACAATGCTATCAACTTCCGGGCATGGCTGGATGCGGCGAAATATCCGGTGGTGATTGACCCCGATTTTACTGGATTAATAGCAGATGGATTTATCGAGGGGAATAATGCCACCTACACTACCGCGAGAGATACATCTACAAATAGTGGTTATACTAATTGGTCATATTTTATAGTGGGACAATCTAAAACCTATTATGAAACCTATTATGTTTATAGGTCATATTTGGTTTTTGATACATCATCTATCGGCGCGAATATTGTTGGTCAAGTTAATCTAAAAATGACTGTGCGTAATGATTATTCAACCGCAGCAGATTTTGATGTTCAGATTGTTAAATATAATTGGAGCGAATGGGAAAGTAACCAGACCAATACAACTTACAGAGAAACTGCTTATGATGGTGTATTAGTATCTGATGCTGACGATGCAATATGGCTCAACACGAATGGAATATCGAATGATACCACCTACATAAGCGGAAATCTCTCTACGGCATGGATAAACAAAACAGGAAAAACTTATTATGCATTACGTTCAAGTAGGGATTTGGCAGGAGAAGTGCCATCGGGAGACGAGTTATTAAGAATTTATAGTCGTGAAGTTACAACCGGATCCTACCGCCCCGTCCTGTCCGTCACCTACGCGACGGCTGGCGGACACTCCCCGCTATATCAAAACATATTCGAATCTGAAATCCTCTTTGGAAGAATTGTGAGGTAACTATGGCTTATCTTGGCTCATGGAAAATAGATGATTACTTGCCCATTCCGGTGACTACGCACCGATTCAGTACCGGTGCAGCGTATGCCCCGACTTCCCTCACATATTCTATCTACGAGGATGCCACCACCACCGGGCTGGTTGAGGACGTGGATATGACGCCGGCTTCACCTTTCGATGGTGTGACGGGCTTCTATCTTGCACGGAGACAACTGACGGCGGCGGCAGGATTCGAGAAGGGCAAAAACTACACGGTGCTTATCAAAGCAACGGTGGATGGCGTGGCGGCTATCGCAGCGCATACTTTCCAGATCGAGGCTGAGGTGGATGCGAACGTGGTAAGCGATAAAACTGGGTACGGGCTGGCGGCAGGCAGTGTGGCATCGGCTGCGGAAATATGGAGTTATACAAACAGGACGCTCACGCAGGCAGCGGCATCAGTTACGGCGGCGGTATCTGGCAGCGACATCACTGGGTATTGCGGTGATACGCTCTCATTCTCCCTCACCGGGCTGGGCGTTCTCACCGGTTATAGCAAGGTATATTTTAGCATTAAGCGTGATCTTGCAGATGTGGATAGTGCATCGGTTGTGATGATTGAAAAGACCGCCGGTCTGCAATACATCAATGGCGCGGCTGGCACTGCCGGAAACGGAACCCTTACAATTGATGATGAGGCGGCTGGGAATATTACCGTTACCCTGAAGGCAAGCGAGACGGTGAAGATCGATCCTGGCTTGTATAACTACGATGTGAAGGTGGTACGCTCGGCAGGAACCGTCAGCACGTTGACCCAGGCTAATTTCACCTGGAAGTCCGATGTAACCAAAGCCACGACATAGGAGCGCATATGGCAGCCTTACCCGATGACCTGAGAGATTTACACCCGCAGACCAACCGAGAGTGGTTTATGCACCTTAACACGAAGATCGACACTATCTTGGAGTCGCAAGCCGAGGACAGGGACGTGCTGCTTGGCTATATAGATAAAACAAACGAGTGGATCAAGTGTCATGATCAGACGCTGAATACGAACTTGCAGAAATTGACGAAACATGAAGAAAAGATAGACCAACTCGAAAAACGGGTAAACAGCTGGAATATACTGAACTCTTTGGGGGTAATCATCGCCTCCATCCTGGCAGCGTTGGGATTGAAAGGGAGCTAATATTGAGAGTTCTGCGCAGAGAATTTGAAACTGATAGCCGCAAAACAGAATATAATATTATACCAATTGGTGACATACATATAGGGGCAGCCGCTTGTGATGAGGACAGGCTAAAACAAGTAATTGAAAGGATAAGGGGTGATAAGAACGCGCGTTGGATTGGAATGGGGGATTACTGCGATTTTATCAACATGCGTGACCCGCGTTTCAACTCGGGGGTGCTGGCGGATTGGATAGGCATTAGAGACCTTGCGGATCTTGTCGCCGCGCAGAAAGAATATCTGCTTGAACTGCTATGCCCTATTGCGGATAAATGTCTCGGAATGGTTGAGGGCAACCATGAGACAAGCATCCACCGATTCTACGAAAGGGATATTTACAGCGAAATTGTTACGGAGATCAAATATGCCGGAAAGTTTGAATCAGACACACCGCTTGCGATTGGATACTATGGCTGGTTGCTGCTCCACTTCAAGAGGAAGGAACAAAAGAGCCTGGTAAAAGTGAATCTACATCATGGGTACGTGGGCGGTAAACTGGCTGGCGCGAAAGCGCTCGAAATGCAAAGATGGTTATGGAGCCACGACGCCGATATAGTCATATTCGGGCATAGCCACAACACTGCCGTCCAGATCGAACAGACCGAAGGGTTAGATGATACCGGAAGGGTAGAAATGAAAAAGCGGTTTGGTGTGTATGCCGGGTCCTTCCTGAAAACAATCAATGAGAATGGTCCAGCGACATATAGCGAAATCAAAGGGTGTTTACCAATACCAAGCGCGGGCATCGAAATACATATCAGACCCGGCGCGTTTGACAACTCGAATGAAAGAAGCGAACCGATACGGATGGTAGTATGAGATCCTTCTATCTGCGTCACATCCTTCGCCCACTTTTCGCGGACTTCGCGGTGGAATACGTGCACCAAGTTGACAGGCTGATACACGGGAAAATGATGCAGCAGGATTGGATTGGAAAGGCGCGGGGGACGCCGGAAAAAGAGTTATAATATGGATGCCCGCCTTCGTTTATAGAGGACGCCTGGAATCCGGGTAATGAGCAGCGCAGTTTTTGGCGACAGCACTCAGACGGGTAAGAGTTAAGGGTCAGACTTGTTCTGACCTTTAACGTTTAAGATAACTAGGTGTTAGGACAAAACTAACATACAGCGTTTTACGATTGCATCCATGAACCATTCGGAAATACCGATGAGTTCGTTTACATTCGTACTCACAATATAAACAAAGTGAGTATATCTGTTTCTCACCTATGAGAATCAACGCAGTTTGTATCTCGCCTGAAAACTTTACAAAATAGACAACTTTTGTCGATTATCCTTTACAAAAATACAATCAACCGTCAACTTATTGGATAATAATACAATAAACAGGCGATTATTACCAACAAATCAGGTTACAGGACCAGTCTTATTGTTTATAGCCCTAAAGAGCTATGGAACTAAGATATAGGCGTAATTGCCTATATTATGGACGAAACATGCCTTAGAATCGTTCCTGTGGCATCCTGTGGCTACCATATGGATTTTCTACAACCTATCGCCGGGTGACGCGCAAACGCAGAATATGATTGTCTTCGCGTTTGCGTTCTTCCCCATTAAATAAATTCATCCGTTAACCAATCCTTAAATTTCATAAACTAATTTTACCGAAACACTTGACATTTGTAATACGCTTGTTATAATATTATAAGAAACATATACAAAAGGAGGCTCATGGAGAAAAAGAACTTGACCGAAATAGTGATACTGAGAGTTGATCCAGACGGGCGCAACCGACTGGAGCAAGCCGCGAAGTTTGACGGCGTCACTGTCTCCGAGTTCGTCCGCAGGTGGATTGAGAAAATCCCTATCGTCGGGCGTATCGAGGGGGATAAAGTTATTCTAAATAAGGAGTAAACAATGTCCGATATCGTTTGGTATTTTCTCGTGTTTGTGGTTTTAATAATCTGCTCGGTTTGGACGTACCGAGACATGAAGGAGTAGAAATGACATTCGGAATCAATGTTACCAGCAAGGACAAGGAATACAGCGGGTGGACAGCGCTCGTTTCCGGTCACAAGTTGACCACCGCCATTTACGATGCCGACCAGGAGGCTAAAAGATTGTGGGACTTTTATACCCTCAACGTGGACAGCTGGATTGAGCAGAGGAACACAGCCATTGATCGGTACAACCAGGCCAAGACTGCCGAGGCCAAACGCGCTGCCGATTATGATTATCATGCGGCAGATAATCAAATATACTACTGGCAGGAAAAGGCTGAATTAGCCACCATGCACGCTCAAAACCTACGCAAGCAGAGATACTGCCCGCACCGGGTGATCAGGCTTACACCGGAGGAGGTATGGTGCGAGGATTGTGGTGCAGAGTTGATTTTTCATGATACCGGCACAGTAGACATCATTGACGAATGGCCACTATGATCGACAAATAGCGAGGAGGCTATTATGACTGAAAATAGATTGACATACCAAACGCAAGGGAACATAGTTGAATCAGTCGTGATAGGCGGCGACCTTTCACGGCTGACACCGGAACAGCGGACGAGTTATTACAAGGCGGTTTGCGAGAGCCTGCGCTTGAATCCACTGACCCGGCCTTTTGATTATATCACGCTGAACGGCAAGCTGACGCTCTACGCACGCAAGGACGCGGCTGACCAACTCCGCAAGATCAACGGCGTGAGCATTGATGACATAGAGATCAACGAGGTGGGTGATTCCTACTTCGTCAAGGTCAAGGGGCATGACTCCACCGGGCGCTCAGATGTAGAGATTGGCGTAGTAAGCAAGAAGGACATGCAGGGGAACATCGGAAACGTCCAGATGAAAGCGGTAACGAAAGCCAAACGCCGCTTGACCCTTTCGATCTGTGGATTAGGGATGCTTGACGAGACTGAAATTGAAACAATCCCACAGGTACAGCGCACAGTCGTGGATGAATCGGGGGAAATCGTCCACGATACCGCGCCGGTGAAAATTGACGTAGCAAGCATCCTCCCAGCTGCCGAATCGGAACCAACGCCGCAAGCACCCGCGAAAGATGATTATTCAAACGTTTGCACAGACGATGGCGCGCCGTATTCGGAGCTGAAACTTGCAGACCTGGTATTCCGGTTCAACAGCCTGAGCAAGAAGCATGACCGCACGGCTGAAGATGAGCGCAAGTTGGCAGCCGCCAACTATTACATCCAAAAATCACGCAGCTCCGGTCAAGCTGTATGATCTCTCCTTGCGATGCCCCTCTCGGATGAACGAGAGGGGCAGAAAGGATAACGACATGTTAGATAAACTTACGATTGACCTTTCACAAGAGCAGTTAGAACAGTTGGCTGATTACGTGAAAGCAAACCGTGGGTACAATTGGCTGGCTTATTATCTGCGTATTCTCGGAGTAAAGCCGATAGTTCATAGCGGGTTAGAGGATACCATCCTCCAAATTGTTTCAGACCGATGTAATTGTAGGCAGACACTTTGGAGGCTTGCAAAACTTTTTAAGTCTGAAGAGGGGACGAAATGACCGCTTTACTACCTCCCGACGAAAAAAATCTGTTGGATATTAAGTCAATCCTTATCCATTATGTTGGTGAAGATTGCCGCATCTCCAAAGAGGAGCTATGCCACCGCTTGCACACGTCTGACAGGAAGGTACGCATATCCATCAGCGAGCTACAGTCACGCGGCGAGCTGATCTGCACCGATACCGATGAGGGTAGCTACTACTACCTGGGCGCGAATACCGAACCGATGCTGCGATACATCAACCAGGAGAGGCACCGGGGCAATGCTATACTCGCGAAGGCGCGGGCGCTGGAAGTCGCACTGAAGGCTACTAGGGGCATTGACGCGCAGCAAGGGAGGCTGATCTAATGGTTGGTTTACCCTTGACAGGATTTACATCGTTGAGAGCCACCTTACGTACTCCCGAACTCCGTGACAGAATTCAGGCGCGTAGGATGGCTCTCTGGCTTTAAGGAGATTGGAATGGGTGAACGAAAAGCACTATCTAAAAAGGTGCGGTTTGAGGTTTTCAAAAGAGATAGTTTCACCTTCCAGTATTGCGGTAAGTCCGCCCCGGCTATGATTCTTGAGGTGGATCACCTCAAGCCAGTATCAAAGGATGGCGACAACGATTGGACCAGTACATCGGAGGAATTTGACAATGAGTAAAGGACGAATGATTTCTTCAGAAATATGGGAAGATGATTATTTTATTGAATTGTCTCTCTTGGAACGGATGATATGGATAGGATTATTGACTTGTTCTGCTGATGACCAGGGGCGTATGCAGGACAATTCGAGGCTTATTCATTCCCAATTGTTTCCAGTAGACGATCTAGACGATAATCTTATAGAAAACGCTTTAGAAAAGTTTTCTAATTCGGGAAAGATTATCCGCTATATTTCCGACGGTCGCAGAATTATTCAAATAAAGAACTGGTGGAAATATCAAGCGCCGCGTTGGGCTGGAAAATCAAAGTACAAACCACCAAAAGGCTGGATAGATAGAGAACGCTATCACGGAATTGGAAATGTAGTATTGGAGTTGAATTGGAAGGAACCAGGAGGATTTCAAGAACATAGTACAGCATCCAATACTATTAACGATGTTGATGGTGATGTTAATGGTGATGTTGATGTTAAGGTTGATGTTGATGTTGATGTGGATATTTCGCCTTCCGGCGACAACGACAACGACGATGATCTTATTTCTGAATTCGAGTCTATCTCAGGGCTTACAAGAGATGCTAGGCATAACCAGGAGTGGATCACCGACCTAAAGCATATGAGGGATAATGGAGTAACCCCTCAGATCATGCGCAGGGCTATCCAGGAACTTCGCGATAAGAATTACAAAGTATCCAGCCCTCATAGCATCCTCCGCGCGGTGGAGATGGTGCAGGGTGATGACTCAATCCGCATACCGGATTCCACCGGCATTTATGCGGAATATATCCAACACTAACTGGAGACGAAATGAGTATAAAGATTCAATTGTCTGCAAATTGTGTTAAAGCGCAATCTGAGAACGCCAGACTGCGGGAGGAATTATATGCCTATCAGAGCGCACTGAAATCAATGGTCAATCAATATCTTTACCGACCGTTAGATTTGAAAACAAGAGAACCGTGCGAAGATGTTTATCAGCACGATTTTATGAGCGCCGGCGAGGAAGCGTGTGATTATCTGGTTCGATATGGGTTGGCAGTCTGGACAGATGACGATAAATACGCAATTAAGTTCATTCAAGATGAACTTTAAAACTATGAAAGTTCGGTAACACAAAATAATACTAATCCTGATTTTAATAATCATTAAAAGAGCTGAAAGGAGTAAAACATGGAATTTCATTTTACAGAGGCGTTACGCGACTTATCCAAGACGCGTCCAGCGGATGTAAGCGCTATTGGAGTATCTATCCTGATTGATTACATCGAGGAACTGGAAGCCGCGCGGAGGTTGGCGCTTGAAAAGTTACCATTGTTGTATCGAGGACATAATTATTGCGAAGACAGTTGGTACTCATGCCCGAAAGCAGAGGAAGGCTGTTCTGATAAAACACAAGGTAAAGAATGTAATTGTGGAGCTGATAGGCAAAATGCAATTCTCGCAGAAATTACGAAAATTTTGCAACCGCCGGAGGACAAATGAATATCACAGTTCCAGGCATCCCTGTTGCAAAACAAAGTTTCCGGTACGCCAAGCATCACGGCTACATCGACCCGCGCGTGACGGCGTGGCAGCAGGAGGTGGCTGCTACCGCGCGGCTGGCGTTTGACAAGCCGTACACCGGCTGGTTAAGTGTTACGCTTGTATTTGTAATGCCGAACAAACGGCGTGTGGACGTTGACAACCTATCAAAGAACGTGCTTGATGCGCTCAAAGGCATAGCCTACGCTGACGATAGCCAGGTGTTACGGCTGTGTGCGAGCAAGCGATTCGATAAGGACGAGCCCGGTGTGTGGGTGATGGTTGAGCCGTATAAGATTAGTCTGGAGGACTTATAATGTGCCATTTTTTCAGTTTTTGCACTGATCCGGAATATCACGGCGGGCAACGTTTTTATTTTGCCTGGGGGTATCGCAAGGAACACTTGGATGAAGGAAATGATAGCCACTTACTGATTTGCGAGTATTATGGGCTAAATGAGGATATATGTAATGAGTATGAATATAATCCTTTGACAAGAGTGTTTGCCGCGGACCAGATAAACAGTCCGGTTGATGACCGTTTACAGGCGGAATATTGGGCAAATCGACTTGACTTCAAACATGTGGTAGAACCGTTAAACATAAAGCCGGTAATCAATCCATTTGAATTGCATAAAGTGGATGGAATAACAAAAGAGCAAGTTGCATTACTAAAACAATGGGCTTCCGTGTGGTCCTCCGTGATAGATTCTGATGATATTTCTGTGTGGGCTTCCGTGTGGTCCTCCGTGGTAGATTCTGTGGAGGCTTCTGTGGGAGATTCTGTGAGAGATTTTGTGAGGGATTTTGTGTGGGATTCTGTGAGAGATACCATGAGGATTTCTGCGTGGGCTTCTGCGAAACCTTCCGTGTGGGCTTTTGTGTGGGATTCTGTAAGAGATTTTATATGGGCTTACATTTCGAGTTTTGTTAGCGCCACGTACGAGTATGATTTTACTTCTGCTGTAAAACTATGGGAGCAGGGTATTGTTGCATCGCATGATATGAATATGTGGCGTCTACATAGTGGCAAGAACGCTGATGTAATATTTGAAATAACTGATGATGAGCTGCAAAATGCGGAGTATAAATGACCGTCTACCGCGCGAAAGGTGAGTGGTACAGAGAGCGCGACAAGCGGCTGTTCGTTGAGCCGTATCTCGCCGGAAAACCGGTGTGGCAGATAGCGCATGAGACGCATTATAGCGAGTGCATGGTGATAGCTGCGCTGAAGGCGGCGGGCGCGTGGGAGGGAAGATGCCCAGCAAACCATTAAAACCGCTTATCCCGCGTGATCTGCTCGATCTGTATCCCAGCTGGTATGCCCGCTGGGGACATAGCGGCGCGATGCAGAATCTACGTGCGCAGATGTCCTTCAGAGCAGGTTACGAGTACCCATATTTCCATAACCATTACGAGGCGATTGAGGCGCTGGTGACGGAGTTGGAAGTGGACAAAATCACGGACAAAATCAATGACTGATATAAACCATTCACCAGGTGAAGGCGGTTATTTAATCCCGGAAGTAATCGAGGTGAAAAGACCTGGTATTCTTGGATGTTTTTACCGTCTTATTGGCAGCAAGCGCGGGTATGAGGAATTTCGCTTATATGAACATATACTCGCGATGCGAAATTGCTTTATTCGGCGAACTGTTGAGACTGAAATTTTGAATATCAATGGTGAACACAATGACTAATGCTCTTCTATGGGTGCTGCTGGTGCTGGTGAGCCTTATGTTCCTGGTGATGCTTCTTGCAGTAGGCGTGTTTATTTGGTGGATTTTCAACGGAGGAGACCAATGAAAGTATATGTCTTGACCGTCGGAGAATATTCCGATGTATACGTTTATGGCGTGTTTTCGAGTGAAGAGATTGCAAAACGATACGCAAACGCGCTGGATGGATTTTGTGAAGAGTTTGAACTCGATGGACAATTCATTGAACCAATAAACAGGGGGTATTTGTATTGGCATGTTGCTATTTTAGCCAGTGGTAATATAGATGTGCGCGTAGGTGATAATATCAGTAACAACCCGAAAAATAAATTATGGATAAAAGGGAAAAAACCGTCTGGTATGGGCGAATGGATGATATTCGACCTATGGGCGAAGGACAAGCAGCATGCTGTCAAGATAGCTAACGACATTCGCGCCCGCTGCATAGCCGAAGGACTGACTGATACCGGACAGAATATCGAGTACGAATGGGGATTCAACGGAGACAAATGAGGGATATTATCAGCACAGACTTTCGTGACTTTGTAGAGTTAATGATAGATGCGAAACAGAAATTTGACCGCCTACCGCCTAAACAGCGGCGGGCGGTCGCCCTATATCAGAGAGGATTTTCGTATTCCGAGATTGCCAAAAAAAGGGGGGTAAGCAGGCAATCAGTTTCGCGGGTTTTTCGTCGGATAGTTGACAAGTGTGCCGATTAGCCCGTAACAGTAATAGAGACATTGATGCAAAGACGCTGCGTATGTGGAAAACCGATAAAAGGAAAAACTCATTTATGTGCCGACTGCCTGGAAATCTACGGAACCGACAGGACAGATTGGCCTGAATGGCTGAAGTTCTTGGTCAATGACCTGGACCGAGAATATGCCGCTGAAAAGCGGTTTGATCAACACGAGATAAATTTCACAGACTTAGGAGTGTACTAAATGGCTATTGACTTTCTCAATTCTTTTTTGACACCGTTTCTTGCGGCCGTTTTGCCTGCCCTGGCTGCCGCCCTCGCCTCACTTGTAGTTGCCTGGATTGTCAAGGTAATCGGTGAGATCAAAGCGAAACTTGACGAGCGTACCTTGTGGCTGCTGAATGAGGCGACTCGCGCCGCCGTGTTGGCAGCGGAGCAAATGAACCTATCCGGGCAGATCGCAGATAAGAAAGTATATGCGATGAAGGTTGCGCAGGACTGGCTGGCTGCTCATGGGCTGAAGGTTGACCTTGCCATTATCGAGGCGAAGGTTGAGGCTGCCGTGCTGGAAGAGTTCAACAAGGGCAAGGGGTAGAGATAGCATCCGAACCAATCGCAATCGAGGCAAGCGCTGAAGTACGTCAGATCAAAACTATGGCGGACTTCAGCGTTAGCGTTGTCTTGAACTTCCCGGAGCCGTTCAAGGAACAAATTAAAAAACTACTGGACTGGCAAGGCAAGATGATACGCATCGTTGCGGTTGTGGAAGATTAGACCATTAACCTACCTCACACGTACCAATTATGGACACTTTACGGACTGAACTTGACCAACTTGAGGACTTGCGCCTGGCTTACGTTATGGCGCGTTCTCGTGTTAATTCAGACCGGCAGGGGTACATGGACGCAGGCATCCACAAGACAACTTTCTACACGTGGAGCACAGAAGAGCGGACGCATCTCAATGACCTGGCGCAACGATTCAAGCGGGAAACAGCGGAGCGCGCGCTCATGGCATTACAGGACGCGGTCATTGAAGCCGCAGAGGTCAAAGTGGGCGGACTCCATAGCCGGGATGAGCGAGTCAAGCAGGGCGCGTCAAGTGAGATCCTTGACCGTGTTTTGGGGAAGGCAACCAACTCATTCGAGGTATCAGGCAAGAACGGGGAAGCGCTAAAGATTATTGTCGAATATGCCAACAGTCAGACTGACACTACCGGCGTACCATCCGGGGCAGCTGGAGATCAAGAATAACCTTGCCCGATTCAACGTCCTATGTAACGGCAGGCGGTGGGGTAAAGATATTATCCAGCGCAACCACGCCGTCGAGGGGATGCTTGCCGGTAAGCCAATCGGATGGTACGAGCCGATTTACAAGGACACAGTCAATAACTGGGATTGGTTCCTCTCTACCCTGCAACCGCTTATTGTTGACAAGAGCGAACAGGAACGGCGCGTCAAACTGGCAACTGGCGGCAGCCTGGAAATGTGGAGCCTTGAAAACAGGGACGCATCACGCGGGCGGCATTACTCCAGAGTCATTATCAACGAAGCCGCCAAAGTGCCGCACCTGCAATATTCATGGGAGTACGTTATCCGCATCACGCTCATGGACTTGCAAGGTGACGCAATGATATGCAGCACACCGCGCGGGTACGATTATTTTCAGCAATTATTCTCACGGGGAAAAGACCCACATCAACAAGACTGGCGCTCATGGCAAAAGTCAACCTGGGAAAACCCGTTTATACCGAAGACCGAACTTGAAGACGCGAAAGCAAACCTACCTGAGATCACCTACCGCCAAGAAATATTAGCGGAGTTTATCACCTCAGACGGCATGGTCTTCCGGCGCGTGCATGAAGCCGCGTGCCTGGACCCGCTTGACGCTCCGATACCAGGTCATCAATACGTGGCAGGCGTGGACGTGGCAGCATCGGTGGACTATACCGTGATCACCGTCATTGACGCGCAGACGAAAGAAGCTGTGTACCTTGACCGCTTCAACCGTGTGGATTATCCGGTCTTGGAAGACCGCATAGCGAGTGCTTATATCCGCTGGCAATTGTCTGGGATGGTGATAGAGGCGAACTCAATTGGCGCGAGCGTGATCGACCATCTCAGGGAACGTGGGCTATTTATTACCCCATTTACCACAACCAATGCAACGAAGCACAGCATTATCCAGTCATTACAGTCCGCGTTTGAGCACGGGCAGATAAAGATAATTGACAATCCTGTATTGATCGGGGAACTATTGTCATTCGAGAGCAAGAAGACCACCAGCGGCAATTTCACATACTCCGCGCCGGACGGGCAGCATGACGATACGGTCATGTCGCTTGCTCTGGCATGGTATGCGGTGCAAGCCGCGCAGCCCGTGATTCTATTCGGAGCCTAAATTATGAAATATTCATCACTCGATAAGGCTTACAAAGGTCTGGTATCCATCCCGGACTGGCAGCAGCAATTATTAAACGATAACGGCATGATGTTTTTGGACAATATCAGTGGTGTGCAGGACGCATACTCGTCCGTTCCGCTTATCAACCGCGCCGTGAAAATGCGCTGTGACGCGCTCTCATCCGTTCCGGTGGAGATTACCAGGATCAAAGGGGGAACCGAGACCGAGTGGCCGTTTCCGGTAGAGTTACCCGATCTGATATGGAAAACAGAAGCTGCCTTATTAGGGGCGGGTAAGGCGGTCATCCTGAAGCTACAGAACCGCGTCAGGACGATTGACCTGCAATGGCTAAACCCGTTTACCGTCAATGTGAGTTATGTCCAGGGGCATGGATTGACTTTCTCACAAGGCGGACAAAGCTGGAACGCATCAGAGATTATCTATATCAAGGAATTTTCATACGGCGATGATATTACATCCGGCGTGGCTACTGTCCGGACGTGCATGAATGATGCTGCGCTGATGAATTACCAAACGCGCTTTGCGTCCAAGTTCTTTGAGGCGGGCGCTATGCCGATTGTGCTGGTATCGGCTGAAGGTATCCAGGACGATGAAAAAGCGCGCATACAAAACTTCTTTGCTAAGTTGGCATCCGGGGTAAGCAACGCCTGGCGCGTGCTGGCAACCAGAACGAAGCTATCACCTGAGGTTGTCAGTCAAGACCTGGACAAGATGACCATGCCAGAATTGTATAACCAGGCGTCAAAAAATATCGCTGTTGCGTTTGGTATCCCGGTCAATATGTTTCAAGGGGATGACAATTACGCTTCAGCTGATAGCCACCGGATGCAATTCTGGCAGGATGTGGTGCGCCCGCGCGGGCGCATGATAGAGAGCGCCTTCAACCGCCAGCTGCTCAATCCGATGGGTTTGCAGATGGAATTTCTGTTCGATGAGCTCGACATATTCCAGGAAGACGAAAACGATCGGGCGCAGTCGTTTGCCACCTACGTTAGCGCAGGTGTGAATCCGTTGGCAGCCGCTGAAATGCTGGGCATCGATATACCTAAAGACGTAAATTTTTTGAATGAGCCAAAACCCGAGCCAACGATTGTGCAAGCGCCGCCGGTGAAGAATAAGCCGAATCCGTTTGATGAGGATATAGAGAAATTCATGCGCAAGTGCATGAAGCGGGTGCATGACGGTAAGGAGCCGGATTGCGCATTTGAGAGCGATACCATCCCGGAAGCGCTTATGGATGAACTTCATGCCGCGCTCAAGTTATGCCACGACCCGGAAGAGGTGAGGGCGGTATTCGAGGGCAGGCAGGAAACATCCGAAACGATGCAGTTACTCCGTGCGTTGAAGGCGGCAACGGACGCGCTGAAGGCAGATCCGCCGATGCAGGTGCCCGACAACTATAACATACCCATAACGGTAAATGTACCCGCGCCGGTGGTCAATGTTACCAATGAAGTACAGCCAGCTCCGATTGAAAACAACGCGACGGTGGAGCCTACCTCCGGCAGCTCGCAGGAGGATATCAGGTGAGCGCCCGTGACAACCTGAAGGCGGCACTACAAGCCGTGACCGATGCGATGAAAAGCCCGCTGGAAAACCGGAAACGCTTTGAGCGTGAAATGGAGCGCAGGTTGGGTGACGCATGGGCCGGGCAACGTGATACGCTAATGAAACTACTGGGCGATCCACCGAATTTGAGCAACGTGCCGGAGTCTTATTGGATCAATGGCGGCAAAGCGATAAGGAAAGCCGTCACCGGGGTATTTGAGAGTATCTACATTATGCAGGCTGAAGAATTAGCGCGGCAAGCCAGGCTGGTTGTGGACTGGCAACTGGTAAATAAGAAGGCGATAGAGTGGGCTGGGCAGCACGCAGGGGAACTGATTAAGAATTGGGAGCATACCAACCGGGAGACGTTAGTCGATTATATCCAGAAATATTATACGCAGGACTGGACGATTGACGATCTTGCAGATAGATTATCTATTCTATTCGGGGAGCGCCGGGCTATGACCATCGCTATAACCGAGACCACACAGGCGGCGGTACAAAGTCAGATTGAGACCGCGCGGGAATTATCGAATCTTTACGGTGTGCAATTCCAGGAAATATGGCGGGCAAGCGTTTATGAGCGCGTATGTGATGTATGCAATAGTAAGGATGGCAAACCTACATCTGAAGTCGGCTATCCCCCTGAGCATATCAACTGTGCCTGTTACGTGGAGTACGAGGTGCTGAAGGTATGAGCTACAGCATAACTATAAAAGGCGTGGATGAGCTTATGGCCAAGATAGACCCTATCAAAGACGGAAAGTGGGTCAAGAGTGGCATGGCATCCATTGGTGTGGAACTGGTTGGAAAGGCGCAGCAGTACCCGCCTATACCGGATGGTTCAACCTACCGCCGCACGAACAAGCTACGCAACTCGTGGACATTCGAGATCAACGACGATGGTGATGCTGTCAAGATCGGCAGCAGTGAGTCCGCCGTGCCTTACAACCGCTATGTCATGGATAGAGATATGCAAACCAAAATACACGCCTGGCATGGCTGGAAAACAATTCAGGGTATCCTGCAAATGAACCAGGAGCGCGTGACCGAGATTCTGCGTGCCTTCCTGCAAAGGGCGCTGAAATAACGAGGTGAAACGATGCAGCTAAAAATACAGACAAAACCAGATGAAGCAAAGATGAAGACGCGCGAACCAGCGAAAATATCAAAGGCGTTTGGCGATTTATCCGGCGCAACTTACTCTGTGTTGGGCGTGCCTTACGGCGGGCCGTTTGATGGGCGTGACTCGGACGGTCAATACTTCAGCACGAACACAGACACTTGGCTAATGATGGGCGATGAGATACCCGTCACTTATTATCACGGCTTTGGACCGGACGACCCGAGAGACTGGCAGGACCCGCCGGTGGTGATTGGATCCGCGAAGTATGTTAGCAATGATACACGCGGTCATTGGTTTGACGTGAAGCTGGACGCTGGCGAGCCGTTGGCCAATCGCATCACCAGCACGAAAGCGGACATGGTCAAGGCGTCAAGCGGCGCGGTTGGCCACCTGGTGAGAGCATCAGAGGATGGGGAACTAACCACCTGGCCGATAGGGGAACTGGCGTTATTTGATATAAACGATTGGAGAAAACCGGCAAACGATTTTGCCGTTTTCATGGCAAAAGGGGAACAAATCGCAGAGGATTCAGCAAAGGCGCAGTCAGCGCAGCCTGAGTCAGTCGATGATACTCCGGCCATCATAGAAGAAAGTCTTACACAGGAGAATATCATGGACGAAACCACAGAAGTAAAGGCGGAATCACCCGCCGTTGACCTTGACGCAGTGATGAAAGAACTGGCGTCAATCAAGGCGATGTACAACGAAAAACCGTTGAACGCGCCGACCATCATCAAGGCTGAGAATCTTGGCAGCCCTGAACCCGGCAAAGCCTTCATGCACTATCTGCGCACAGGCGAACATACCAAAGGCCTGAAAGCCGCAATGGGTGAGGGGACTGCTGGAGTCGGCGGCTATCTTGTTCCTGACGACTTCTATGCCGGAATTGTCGAGAAGCGCAATGAGCTCAGTATCCCGCGCCGCGCTGGTGCAATGATTCTGCAAACCAGCCGCGATGTGCTGAATATCCCGGTTGAAGCCACCTCTCAAACCTACTTCACGCAAAGCTCTCATGATATGGCAGCCGTGAGTGAGAATGAGCCGACTATCGGACAGGTTGCCGTGAACGTGTATGCCTTCACGAAGCTGGTCAAGGTATCGGAGGACCTGTTGGATGATAGCGCCGCGAATCTCAATCAATTTCTGGCTAACTCATTCGGACGCTGGGCGGCAATGACTGAGAACCGATGCGCCCTCATCGGCGCTGGCACCACTGCGCCCCAGGGCGTGACCGTTGGCGGAACCGCAGCGCTGACTTTCGACGACACCAACAGCATCGGTGCCGCCGAGATACCGGAACTGTATCATAAGCTGGCGCAGGCTTACCGGCCCAACGCATGCTGGGTGTTGAATGATGATACCGTTGCGTACCTGCGCGGACTGACTTCTCAATCGGTCTTCACGTTCGGACCGCATGAGATCGACGATGAGCGCATCATGAACAAGCCTTACTACACCTCAACCTACATGCCCGTTTACTCGACCACAGCTAACAAGAGCATTGTGTTCGGTGACTGGAGCTTGTATGCCCTGGTGGAGCGCAGGGGGTTGGTGATCCGCCGTCTGAATGAGCTGTACGCTGGCAACCGACAGGTCGGTTTGCTGGCAACCATGCGCTTTGGCGGTGCAGTTTTACAGGCTGAAGCGTTTGCTGTAGCAAAGCAGGCCTGAGTTTTAGCGATTAGGGAGGGGAGCGATCCCCTCCCTGGAAGGACGTGAAAATGGAAGAACTATTCGCTTATGTGAAACCAGCAATGGCGATCATACCGATCAGTAAGTCAAACGCCGCAATCGCAGCCACATCGGTAGATGCTAATGGATATGGACGCGCCTGTTTCCTGATTATGGTAGGTTCTATGGGTTCAGGTGCCGGCATGACCTGCGCAGTGACCGAATCAGCTACAAGCGGTGGAACCTACACAGCCCACAGCCCGGCAGCAGCCATCATTCCAATTGATGCGACATCCGGCGCAAATAAGGTGTATGCCATTGATGTAGGTATCAACGTGGACAAGCCCTATCTCAAACTATATGGCACCTGCGGTACGGCAGCGATCCTGCACGGTGCTGTTGCCCTGCTCTACCGGGGGAACCACTCGGTAGACCCTGACCTCGATACTGTTTTGAGCCAGTATGTGAGGAAAATATCATAAACCAAAGCCCTGGTGGGTAACTTCCAGGGCAAAGGATAAACATGAAGATACGAATACTTGAAGATGTGATCGGATGGGTGCAAGGCGCTTCTGTTCCGTTTCGTAAGGGGCAGGAAGTTGAAATAAACGACAAGGACGCGGACGAGTTGATTCGCGGGCGGTATGCAGAACTGGTAAAACCAGCGGTCAAGATTGTCAGCAAACCGCCGATGGATAAAGCGGTCAAGATTCGCAAGGGCTAACTATGGGCATAAATAACGGATACACGACACTGGTAACGGTGCAAACCGCGCTCGGCATCCCGTCAACGGATCAAACGAATGATATCTACATCCAGGCAACCATCGAATCCGTTAGTCGGCTGATTGACAATTACACCGGGAGAAAATTCTACAGCGAGGCTGAGACGAATTACTACACCCCGGTATCAAGTGATACGCTCTACGTGGATGACCTGCTATCGGTTACCACGCTGAAGACGGATGACGATGAGGACGGCACATTCGAGACCACATGGGCGGAAACGGATTATCACCTGCTGCCATTCAACGCGGCCAACAGGAACGCGCCATATACTCGTATTGAGACCAGCGGATATGGCAATTATTCCTTCCCCCTGGGCGTGCGCAAGGCCGTGCAGATCGTGGGTACATTCGGCTATTGCACCACCGCCAACCTACCAGAGCCGGTGAGTGAAGCGTGCAAGTTGCAGAGCATCCGGTTTGTGAAACGCACTGACGCACCGTTTGGAGTAATCGGGGTCAACGACATGCAGCAAGCCGTCACCATGCCGGAGCTTGACCCGGACGTGAAGATGTTACTCAGTCCATATGTGAGGCGGGTGTAATGGCTTTACAAGATGTAATTGATCGTATGGAAACGAAGATCGAAGCCATATCCGGTATTAAGGGCGCATCCAATTATCTCCCGGAAGCACTGCCGGTTACTGAAAACTGGGTGGTTATTTATCCGGGTGAAACGCGCTTCATGGGCGGCAATCCGGCAGGAATGATGACCGCGCTCTACAGCGTGATCGTGGAGCTGCACAGCCCGCGTCAGAATCTACCGGCGGCTATTAAGCGAGTCATGCCATATTTCAGCGCAATCCCTAACGCGCTCTATGATGATCTGTTTGACGGCTTACTAAATAACACGGTATCCACCATTGGAGACATTACCAGCAGCGGGCTTATTTCGATGCAATACGCCGGCATTGATACCGTTGGGTTCCGCTATACCGTGAACAATATCAAGATTCAATCCACAGTTTCCTAAGGAGCAACTTGGTCGAGACAAACGTACTCAATACCCTTCCGATAATGAACTGGCCGTTCCCCCGCGTGCTGGTATCTTTTCTTCTAGAAAGGTCTATCAGCTATGCTGATCTTGTCTTCCCGTCCATTGTGCAAATTGCCGCGCAGGGACCGGTGGTGCTGAATATGCCCTATCAACGCACAGACCTGGCACGCAATAAGGCGGCAATTGAACTATTGAAAACAGATTTTACGCACCTGCTCATGCTCGATATTGACCATATACACCCGCATGACATTGTACAAAGGCTATCCCGCTGGGTACTGGCTGACCCGAAAAAGTTTCAAGTCGTGGGCGGGCTTAACTTCAGGCGGTCAGAGCCGCACGACCCATGCGCATACACCTATGATGAGACGGATCAATCTATGTGGACAGTGGAGTGGGATGAAAATACCGAGATCGTGGAGGTTGACCGGCTCGGTACAGGCTCGATCCTGATAGCTCGTGAGGTATTCGAAACGATTGAGCCGCCCTGGTTCTATAATGATTACTCCCAGGTGTGGGCGGATAAATGGCCAGGGGAGGATATTGGCTTCTCGCGCAAGTGCAAGGATGCCGGAATAAAGATGTGGGTTGACTGCAAAACCACCAGTCCACATATCACCAACGCAGTGGTGGATGAGTCCTCATGGCGGCGGTGGAAAGAAGCGAACCCTGGTAAGCTGAAAGAGGGCGTGCGGACGCAGCAGGAGGGGCGGTCGTGAGCGTCTCAGTCGTGATCGTGGGTATCAACCAATGGGAAGAATACACCCGTCCGCTGATAGCAGGTATCTGGGCGCATGAACCGGATGTTCAAATCTGTGTGATCGACAACGCCAGCGATGAACCCTACCCGCAGGCTCCGCATATTTACCGGGTAGAGAAGCGGTTATCCTACGCCGCCGCAATCAACGAGGGCGTGAAGCACACAACTGGCGAGTGGATTCTATCGCTGAATAATGATATACGCTGTAACGGCCCGTTTGTAGAGACTATCCATAGCCTGAAGCCGGATGCCATTTACGGAAGACAAATCATCGAAGAATCCGGGCATGTGTGGCTGGGCAACTGGCTGGCGCTCATCCCGCGCGTGATCTTCAGGAAGGTGGGCGAGTTTGACCCGGAGTTCAGAGCGTGCGGGTTCGAGGACGCGGACTACTGCGTGAGAGCGAAGGAACTCGGCATCGATACGAGGGCGGTGAACCTGCCGTTTACGCATTTATGGGGAAAGACGCGATGGGCGATTCCCGGATATGACCAAACGCGGGTGCATAACATTGATTACTTCGAACAGAAGCATGGCTATAGACTGGGCGGCAACATGACGGTGACGCATGACTAAACTCGGCATATTACCGGCGGCTGGCAAAAGCACACGCTTTGGGGGCATATTCAAAGAACTGCTGCCAGTCGGCAAGGATGAAACGCTGATATCCAGGGCGGTTGACACACTCAAAATGGCGGGCGTGGACAACGTGCTGGTGGTGACAAGTCACTACAAAGTGGCGGCGCACTCGATGGCTTTGCAGAATTACAACGTGAAATATGCCGTGCAGAGGGATTACTCCCATGACGTATGGGGCGCTATCATCGAATCGTTTGACATGAGCGCGGACAGGAATTACTACCTCATGCCCGATACACTGATACCAAGCGGCTGCCTGCCGATGGAAACAGAAGCGGATTTTACTTTGGGGATATTCACAACGCTCACGCCGCAGAATTATGGCGTGTTACTCAACGGTGAAATCACCGACAAAGACACAACCATCAGCGGTGTACAGCAAGCATGGGGGGCGCTGATATGGTCAATGAACGTGGTAAGATTCTGGAAAAAGTGGATAGCCGGCATCACCAGCCACACGCAGGCGTTCAATATGGCAATGAGCGAGTTTGGCTATGACCTGTTCGAGATCCCGGAATACCATGACATCGGCAGTTTTGACGCTTACAAGGAATTCATAGCCCATGTCTGACCCATACAAGATCGACCTGCTGAACGGCCGCAAGTTTACCGTATGCACAGATGAAGCGCAGGACTGGTATGACCCGATCAAATGGTACACGCAGCTTGAGTACCAATGGGTGCTTGATAACGTGAAACTGGAAGGCGAGAAGGTATTGGAATGCGGCGGGCATCATGGGCATTATTCCCTAATACTAGCAGCCGACAATCAACTGGTAGTTGTAGAGCCGCATCCAGAAAACGTGAGGATTATTAAGCACAATTTGAGCGATAACAACGTCAAGGCAGCGCAAGTAATCACCGGCGCGGTTGCGGACAAGCATGAGTACCGCCAATTCAGCGGGGCAACCAATGGGCGGTTGGTGAACTATGGCGGGTTCGCGGTGCAGTGTTACACCCTGAAGGAATTACTACCGGATGCTGGCATCATCAAACTGGACATTGAAGGTGGAGAATACAATGTGCTACCAGATGGCATTGAGCAGATGCCGAAGACGCATACATGGATCATCGAACTTCACCCACAATTCGGCAACCCGGTACATATATGCAATGCCTTCTTGAAAGCGGGCTTTGACGCGGTCAAGGTATGCCGTGAACATAAGCAGGTAGAACCTTACGACATGAGCGAAGACTGGCGCACACACGCAACGGTGATATTCAGGCGGGCGCTATGACCGTTCAACTCTACTGCGGCGACTGCCTTGAAGTGATGAAGAATATCCCAGACAAGAGCGTGGATATGACTTTCACTTCACCACCATTCAAAGAGCAGGATATAGAGGGAGAGTATTGGAATGAATACGATAAGTGGTTCTTTGAAATTATGAGGGTTACGAGTAAGGTGGTTTGTATTATTCATTCGGCTACAAAGCTAAATCATCTAATTCTGAATTACCCACCAAAAAGGACAATGATTTGGGGAAAGGGTTTCTCGCAATATAGCTGGAGATTCAACCCGATACTTGTTTACCAAATATCTGATGAATACAAAGTAAATAAATATATTTATTCAGATACTTTTGGGGTTCAACCTGTGTCCTCAAAAAGTGAAAGCAGAGTACACATTTATCAAGATCCTGAAATTCTCTATAAAGTAATTGTGAGAATGTTCAAAGGTTGTGAGACTGTATTCGACCCATTTATGGGAAGTGGTACAACCGGAATAGTCTCTATACTCGAGGGTAGAAATTTTATCGGATGTGAAATGGATGAGACCTACTACGCTATCGCTGAAAAAAGAATCAAGGACGCGCAACAACAGATGAGGCTACCTGTATGAACTGGAGTGATTACAAGGGCAAGCACACGGGCGAGACCGCGCTCATCATCGGCAATGGGCCGAGCCTCAACCAGGTACCGACATACTTCTTCCACAAGTACCCGACTTTCGGCACGAACAGGATTTACCTGAAGAAAGGATTTACCCCGACTTATTATGTTTCGGTTAATCCTCTGGTAATCGAGCAATATGCGGATGATATAGCTGGGATTGATGCTCCGAAATTCCTACCCGCCGCCTTCTGTTTCGATGATACCTGCCTGCCGTTGCAATCCGCTGGTTTGCCGGTCTTCAGCACGGACGCGTCAAACTGGATTTATGAGGGGCATACCGTGACTTTCGTGTGTATGCAGATAGCGTTCTATATGGGGTTTGATACCGTCCTGCTGGTGGGCGTTGACCATTCGTTTACCTACAGCGGCGCGCCGAATCAAGAGATGGTATTGGATGGTAACGACCCGAATCACTTTTCACCGGATTACTTCAAGGGGGCACGGTGGAATAACCCTGACCTGGTGCGCAGCGAACATGCCTATAGACTGGCGCGGGAGATGTATGAGCTACATGGCAAGCGGCTGATAAACCTCACGCCCGGCACGAAGGAGAATGCTTTGGAAAAAGGAAATATATCTGAATGGTAGACGTCACCTTGTATCATGGCGACTGCCTTGAAGTGATGAGGTCCATCCCTGAAAAGTCCATTGACGCGGTGATTACTGACCCGCCGTATGGGATAGACTATCAATCCGTCTGGCGGATTGGTAGCGAAAGAAAGCCAAAAATCGAGAACGACAAGAGACCGTTTATTTGGTGGCTGAACGAAGCCTTTAGGGTCACAAATGACAAGGGGGTATTACTTACCTTTTGTGACTGGAGGTATCAGGATTTATGGAAATCAGTTATCGAGGTGGCAGGATACTCAATAAAATCGCATGTAATTTGGGATAGGGATTGGCACGGATTAGGTGATTTGAATGGTCAATTTGCACCCCAGCATGATATTATCTGGTTTGCTACTAAAGGTGATTTTTCCTTCCAAAACGGGAGACCAAAGGACGTTATCAGGTCAAGAAGATTACCAGCTGAGGACTTGGTACATCCAAACGAAAAACCATCTTCCCTGATGCAGATATTAGCTAATAGTGTAACAGGTGCATTTTCTACCATCCTCGACCCCTTCATGGGTTCAGGCACCACCGGCGTGGCGTGTGTGCAGACGGGGCGCAACTTCATCGGCATTGAGATTGACGAAGGCTATTTCAAGATAGCGGAGAAAAGAATCGAAGAGGCTAAACAACAAATGAGGCTGCCATTATGAATAGAGTGACCGCCATTGTATCAGCCTACTACGCGGAGATGTACCTGGATGGGCGCATACAGAATTTACAATGCCAAAGCGAGAAGCCGGAAATCGTAGTGGTATGCCGCGATCACTCACCGGAATTTGACATAGCCCGCAAGTACGATGTAAAGGTGATCGTCACCAATAACATCCCGGGAATTTACGAGGCCTGGAATATCGGAGTGCAGGCGGCAAGCGGCAAGTATCTCACCAGTGCGAACTCTGATGACAGGCTCCTTCCAGGCGCATTGAAACAGATGGCGGACGTGCTTGACAAGGAATCAACTTACGGCGTGGTATATGCCAATGTTGATATTGTGGATGAGATCGGCGCGGAGCCTGTTGGCACATACGACTGGAAGGAGGGCGGATTCAAGGAATTGCAGCAGGCTTGTTTTTTGGGTCCGATGCCAATGTGGCGCAAGTCGCTCCATGCACGCTTTGGTAATTTCGATGAAACACTTAAGGTAGCAGGGGATTATGACTTCTGGCTGCGTCTAGCTAAAGGCGGAGTCAAGTTTTACCACATTCGAGGGAACGCGCTGGGGCAATACTTGAATCGTGAAACGTCAGCCGAACACCGGGAGAGTTTACGCTCGTTGTGGGAGGCGAACAAAGTGAGGGGAAGATACCGGGAGGCGGCATGTATCAGTATATAGGCGACAACGCTTTCCTTGACGGCGTACCGATGAGGGACTTGACCGACGAGGAAGCTAAGAAATACGGCTTAAAGGCAATAGTCCAATCCGGGCTATACAAAAAAGTAAGCATCGAAAAAGGCGAGGTGAAACATGGGATCGAAAGCATTACGCAAGATTCAGGTCGGTAGGGAAACCACAGCGGGCACTTCTGTTGCGGCAACCCTGAAATGGCGCGGGCTGGGAACGCTTGAAGACCAGCGGGAAGTGATCTTCCCCGACGAGGATGTTGGCTATCTCTCCGGCATTGACCGGGCCTACACCCCGAAACTGCTCGGAGCGTTGAGCATGGACTCCGTGCCTGCCACGTTTGAGCAACTACCAATCATCCTGAGCGCGGGCGTGAAGAACGTTGTCACAGGCGCCACTGATACTGGCGGCAGCGGCAAGGTTTACACGTACACCTTCCCGACAACTTCAGCCAATACCATCACCACCTGGACGATCGAAGGCGGCGACGATTCCGGCGAAGAGGAAATGGAATATTCTTTTGTCGAATCGTTCGAGTTATCTGGCAATGGTGGAGAAGTCCTGAATGTGTCGGCTAACTGGCTCGGACGGCAAGTGACACCTTCCACATTTACCGGCTCGATCACTGCCCCGGCAACGGTGGAAGAGATACTATTCAGCAAAGGCAAGCTATATATTGATGCCACCACCATCGGCACGACCCAGGTAACGAATACCCTGCTTGGTGCAAGCATGCAAGTTAACACCGGGTGGATTCCGAAGTACACCGCAGAAGGTAACCTGTACTTCTCATTCCCACAATCGACCAAGCCGGAAGTCCTGCTTAATGTGACGTTCGAGCATAATGCTTCATCCGTCTCCGAAAAGGCGGCATGGCGGGCCGGAACCTCACGGCTGCTGCGCCTGCAATTCGCGGGTAACGCGCTGACAACCGCCGGCACATTTGCAACGAAATTGTTGCGCATTGACCTGGCTGGCAAGTGGGAAAAATTCGACAAGATAGGTGACATGAACGGTAACGATATTGTCACCGGCACATTCCGCGCAGGGTACAACGCCACGGCTGCCAAGTTTGCGGAAATTAAGGTGGTCAATGAAACAGCCAGTTATTGAGTTTGACACTATCACCCAGGGACAGCTTGAAAAGTATTTCAAGGTATTTCGGGAATTGGGCGGAAAGGATGAATCACTCGGATTGATCGAATACGCCGGGGTGATGGTCCGCGCCGCCGTCAATGTGGGCTGGCTGGAACTTGATGTTGACAACGCCAAACCGCATGACGTGTTAGAGTTGCAACGGTCGATACAGGAATATGTAAAGACCGTCATGGAATATGATGCAAAAAACTGATATTGGCGGCGGCGGATTATGCCGAAGGGAAGACCACGCCGCCGGATGAGCTACGCCTCGCCTTTCGATGCCAGCAATGGGGAACGCTGCCATGCTCCGGCGGGTTACTCGACCAACCCGCCGGACTGGTGGACAGAATGACCATAGCGATAAATGTTTACGATGCATGGAAAGGATGGCTCGGACGTGAACCGGGAAAGGACGCAGAATTCGTGAAAGCGAATCCGGACGCGTGGAAAATCGTACAACATATCATAGAACTGAGGACACATGGCTGATTCAGAACTATCTATCCTCATAAAAGCGCGGAATGAAGCGAAGGCTGAATTTGACAAGCTGAATACGCAGGTCAAGGCGCTGCAAGGATCAACCGGCGGACTGAAAAACAAACTCGGCGGATTATCGCAGGGATTTGAGCAATTGGCCGGCATATCTCTTGGTACAGCTGGCGGTTTGGCATTGATAGGAACAGCAGCCAAAGAGGTATACAAGTTCCTAAAGGAAAGCGAACAGGCGGCGGTGGAGGCGGCGAAATCACAGGCCGCGCTTGAAGCTGTATTGAGATCAACTGGGGGGGCGGTTGGAATATCAGTAGAGGCGCTTGACGAATATGCCACGGCGCTCAGCAGGGCAAGCGGGTTAGATGATGAACTCATAAAATCATCCGAAGCTATGATGCTCACCTTCACGCGCATATCTGGCAGCGAGTTCAAGGATGCCATGCAAGCGGCGACTGACATGTCCGCCGTGCTGGGAACGGGGTTAAAAGAGTCAGTAATCCAGGTTGGAAAAGCCATGAATGACTTTTCAGGGTATACCGCGCTGAAGCGCGCCGGGGTATCCTTCACGCAAAGCCAGGTAGATCAGATCAACAAATTCAAAGAATCCAATGATCTGATAGGCTACCAGTCATTATTATTGTCGGAGTTACAAAAGGAATTCGGCGGAGCCGCGCAGGCGATCAATGACGCGGGTGATAAATCGGAAAATCTAAAGGTTGCGTTTGGAAACCTCAAAGAAGCGATAGGCGCCGGGCTGGTTCCTGCTACAAGAAACACAAATGAGCAGTTGACCAACTTTGTAAATAATACAGCAGATGCAATCAGCGAAACAGTCCAGTATAACAATATTTTGAAACAGAATGGAATTATCTGGGTACAAAATCTCGGCTATGTAAAAGATGGTGTGCAGATCACCACGACTGAAGCCGACGCGATAGTAGATTCAACTATCGCAATCCAGGCGCAAACTGACAGACTCACCGAGCAGGCGCGGGCATATTATAACGCTCACCCGGAACTTAAGAAATACATTGACGAAAACGGTATTTTACGTGAAAAGATTGAAGGCATTGCGAATGCCGAGGATGATGTTGCTGATTCCGCAAAGAATGCGAACTCCGCATTGAAGGGCGTTAATGAAACAGTAGGGCTATTGAATAACATTGATACAGGTTTTGGTACAAGAATCGAAACAGCGATAGAAAATATCAAGTTTGAAAAGCTGGGAGGAACGGAACTCCAAAACATATCAGATAACATTATTGCCGCCATCGACACGGGGAAAATCGGCGGGACAATGGCGGATGCGTTGTTGAGTGGTGTATTTATCGGCTCACAAGCTATCGCGATAAAATCAGGGGAAACATCGGCACAGGCAGCCAAGAAAATCATCGTGGAAACATTGGGAATGACCTGGGCGGAGGCGGACGCTGAACTAAAAAAATGGCTAAACAAACAACGCGAGATGACAATCTGGCTAAATTATCTCATAAAAGTTGACGAATCTCATTACTCTTTCGATACGCCTTTGCCACCGCCAGGATATATCCCCCCAAGTGCTACCGGCGGACATCATAGCGGACGCACACTTGTGGGTGAGTTGGGACCCGAGATCATTGACCTACCGCCCGGCTCATGGGTACACTCAAACCGCAATTCGCAGAGCGTGAGCATGGGTGGTGGTGGAGGAGGCGGCGTGGTGATCAATCTCAATTATGCCCCGGCCATGTCGCTCTCTGATCGGACTGAAGCAGAGACAAAACTCGTGCCGATATTGCGACGCGTACTGGCAGGGATAGCATGACTCGTTACGGCGTTGATATTTACGGTAAGTGTAAATACGGCGTGGAGGGAACCGGCACGACCCTGCTATGGGGATTAGATATTGCCTGGGAAACTGAAGGCGTGTACACCGGCACGAACTACGCGCAATACATGACAAGCTGCCAATGGTCAAGAGGACGCAGGCAATACCTGGAAAACGGCGGCAAGGGGATAGCCCTGCCAGAAGTCGGTCAACTCACATTCGAGCTTGACAACTCCAGCGGCATCTTTGACGTGACCAATCCCAGCAGCACGCTATACCCGAACGTGGAGCCCGGCAAGTACGCCAGGCTACGCGTGAGAGTTGGCGAGGCTGGCACGGCATATAACGTATTCAGCGGCATTATCTCGGACATACAGCCGGTATGGGGCGGAACGAACCCGAAGGTGAAGGTAACGGTAGAGGACGGATGGAGCATCCTCAACGCGCGGGAGATCAACCTGGAATACGCCGAGAATTGCACGTCAAGCGTGGCGATGGCGAACATCCTGAGCGCGGCGAACTACCCGGCATTGTGGGGAACATCCATTGCAAGGGGGAATTATCAGATACCGTATTTTACCAGCATAAAGAATAAGACCGCATCTCAGGTAATCAAAGACCTTATCAATTTCGAGTTTGGCACCGTGGCAGTTGCGGCGGACGGCAAGTTTATCTCCAAGCCGCAAGCAAGAATATCCATATCGGATTACACTATCGCCCAGGAACACATGCTGAAGGACGCGCAGATAGCACAGAGTTACAACGGCATCCGCAATGCCGCGAAGGTGAACGTGTACTTGAAATGGGTGTATGGGCAGACCCCCATGGGAATTGACCCGAAGGTGATCTGGTCGCTTGACGAAATCCCGCAAGTGGCAAGTCATGAGCTGTATGAGGTGTGGGGCTATTATAAATACGCCGACCATGACGCTATTGCAGTTGATACCATGACTGTAACCGCCACAACGGATTACACCATGAATGAAACTGCGGATGGCGGCGGTGAAGACAGGACGGGGCAATTCACCGTCACCGCAACCGATTATGGCGACAGGGTCAAATTCGAGGTATACAACGCAGGAACAACGGCGGCGTATATCACCCTGCTGCAGATCAGAGGTTATGGCTATTACACCCCTGATACCTCATTCGTAGAAATTGACAACAGCACCACGACCAAGCGCACGGTGACGATTGACTCCCCATA